TTAGGATCATTATTCTTCAGATTTGGATTCTTTTTCTTTTGCAGCTGCTTCGGCAGCTTCTTTTTGGATAATAAAAGTTGTTTTAACTTTAGGTGTCAGGTCATTAGGACCATCTAAGGATGCTTTTGCATTCCCATTCTTATCTGTAAATGAACTCATTTTTGTTTTTTATTAGGTTGTTTTTCCTTATCTTGAGCTGATAAAACAGCAATTGGTATTACATCATTACAAAGTATTTCAAAGTCTGTTCCGGGTTTTATAGTAAACCCTCTTTGCATAAAGCGTGTACAGTTATCTATACGAACTAATTCATAATCAAGACGTAACTTTTCTAATTGTTTATCAGCAAGTGCCTTACATATTTCTACGGATCTACCATCTAAAGGAACCATAAAAGATAGCTGTACTCCCCAGTTCTGCGTAATGCTATATGACTCTGGATCGTATGGTCTACCTTCTGTTCCTAAGTAATATGGAGAGAGGCTCATAACTGATCCGTTACAAACCACTCCACCTCCATATTGTTGCCGTGAAACTCCAGAGTTATTCTGGAATTGCACAGCTTGATTAGTTACATTTCCCGTTGCAGCGGCTGATGTTTGAGGGTTTAGTACTGTATTACCTTCCCCTACTTCAGCCTTTGCTGGTACTCCTACTGAGAGAAGACCGATAAGGAAGTAGTAGTAGATACTGTATCTATTGTTCGACTTATATCTGTCACTTCTATTATTCCTGCTGGTCTTGTTACTATTTCTAGTTGAAAGTTGGTACCAGGGGTTGTTATATCGAAGTTTGTTCCAACAGCGTTTATATGTGCTGAAGGCGTGATGTTGTGTCCAGTCCAACTGGAGTAATCTCCTCCGTAAACGTTTGTTTGAATTGTCTCAACTATATTTTGAGTAGAGTTCGTTGTGGAATTCATCGAACCTTGGGTGAAGGCGGGTGTTACAGTATTTGCTCTAACTGTAGTCGGAACTAGCAATAATAGAGCTAGTAAATACTTCTTCATGCGTCTTCTTTCTTTTTAATCATGGGACAATTTACAGGATTATTTTTACCACCATTCTTATTACCAGTGGTCAAGCCAAATGTTGCTAAGGCTCCTGTAAAAACCGAAGCAACGAACGTGATGTCTGAGTTACCTGACTTTTTAACCATAGGTATCTCAACATAATTTAAAGTAATTATAAAACCAGACCAAACTACAACACCTAGACGTACAAAAGTTCCTAAGATTTGAATTTGTTCTTCTTTATCGTCAATACCTTCTTTTAGTTTATGAAGAAGGTTCTTCGGTTTTTCCTGTGGTGTTTCCATTCAATTTCTTTTGTATTCTTTTCGCAAGCTGCATAATGATAGGTTTCATTACTTTTACAGTTTGCTTAAACAATGAAGTTACTGTAAGGGTAGCTATAACAGACACTGACGCTGTTGTTCCTGCAGTCACGAGTATTTCTTCTTTGGGAACTGGAAACGTCAGATCAGTGAATGGTATATCTATACGTTTAACTTCAGCAGCTTCTTGTTTAGGTTTGGGTG